TGATCCTGTGCTAGTTACAAAGACAGCTCTTAAAAACGCTGTATCAGTTGTAACTACTATTATATCTGCCGACTGTGTAATTTCTAATATTCGAGTAAATGAAAGCAGTTAATCATTATTTAGTAATAGAGCCTATAAAAGGTGAGACTAAGAAAGTAGGTGGATTAATCCTCACTGATGAAATTAATGAGGATAACAGATATAAAAAAGCTAAAATCATATCAGCTGGTAATTTAGTAGAAGGTATTAAAGAAGGTGATGTGGTTTATTACGACAAACACGCTGGGCATGGTATTCAGCATAACGATAAATTTTACGGCGTTATTAAACAAATGGACGTTGTATTAATTGATTAAACCTAAACCACAAACAATAATCCACAAACTTAAAACGACAAACAAATTATTAATTAATCCTAAAAAAATATTATGAAAGGAGAAACTTATATCTACGCAGTCAATGCTTTGGCTGGGGCAGATGATGGCGGTGTTTTTAAAGCTTCAGATTTTTTGTCAGCAGAAATAGCTAGTGCTAGTACTGTTGAGTTAAGATTTAAGGCTGGAAACAACGCTTTGAAAAACAGTGTAGTAACATTAACTTTGCCAGCTAACTTAGGTACTGAAAGCAAGCTAGTATTTAAAAACATTTGTAAACAAATATCTGGATTGTTAAACAAAGCAGATGGAAAAGTGTTTGTACTAGCAGATGAAGTTAATAGTGTATACATGCAGCCGTTTACTGGAACTGTAACAATCGATGATGTTAACTAATAAAAATTAAGAAGATGAACAAGAACTTATATTTTACTATTGGTAGTGCTCCATCGGATGCTGCTGATGACGCGCTAATGATAAATGCTGATTTATTTTTAGCAATGGGACCAACTACGGCAACAACTACAAAAATGTATTTTTTAGATAGAGCTAATACAGCTGCTGCAGAAACAATTATAACTTTAACTCACGCTGAAGGCAGAAACATAGACGTTATAGAAGACGTATGCGAAGCTATGGCAGGTGAGCCAAGAGATGGATTTATTGTAATTGCAGATCCAACTAACTCAGAATTTTGTAGCCCGCATATAACGGATGCTGCTTTAACTCAATTATAAACTATTAAAAATTAAGACAATGAGAAATAATTTTCTATATTTTGGAGTTGACGCTGCTGCTACACAAGCTTTTGATAATGTTGACTGTAGTGGTGCTCAAACTTTTCAATTAACAACTGGTGGTTTTGATAACCCAATACCTACTGGTGTAAACTTTTTAGCTAACGGTGGTGCTAAAGTAACAGTAACGGCTCACGCTAACCATGCTTTTGGTTCTGCTTACGGATCACCAGCTGCTGGTACTGAAGTTGATATTACTGCAGCTTGTACAATACACGCTTCAAACGGCACGATTACTGTTGCTAAAACTGGAGCTAACGGCTTTACAGGTGATGCTTCAACAGCTGCTAATAACGATTTTGACGTAACTCAACTTAAACCTTACGTTGAAGGTAACGGTTATGTATATAACTCTAAGCACTTAAAAGGTATTGCTGTTGCAGGAGCTACTACTACAGCTTTAAATTTCCAAGCTAAAACTGGAGATGCTAACGCTATAGATATTTTAACTGTAACACATGGTTCTGCTAAATTTAAAGAATTTACAAAAGCATTAACAGATGTTATAGCTGATGACAATAAAGTTTCAGGCATGGTAGTAGTCGTAGATGATATGAGAGGTTTAAAACTTCCTAATGATTCATCTGCAATTGCTTCAGTTGCTGGAACTTATGACTCGTAATAAATGAGATTAACATCTCACGATTTACGTGAATTACAAATCCTAAAGTATTACAGGCTCACTAGAAAGTGGGCTTGTAAGACTTACGGGTTAACAGACGCCGAGCTTGAACTGCTAATATTTTTAGACTGTCAAGGCCGGTTTACAAGACAAGAATTTATTGATGGTACTTATACCATGAGCTGGGATAAGAAGAGGTGGGATAAACTAAGACAAGAAGGCTGGATAGAGGTTTGGCGACACAGAAACAGAACTACAATAAAATACTCTGTTTTTAAAACATCGTTTAAATGTAGCCAGCTAATTAGTAGAATATATAGAATACTACTAGGCGAAGAAGATTTGCCAATATCAGATAGAAGCGTATTCTACAAAAACAAAACATATACTGATAAAGTCTTTAATAAGGCTATTGATGATATGATAAAAGATAAAAATAGATAATGGGATTTAAACTAGGTAAAGGTACAAGAGATATTGCTGTTAATGGTCGAATAACTAAAAAACTTAGGTTTGGCCAAGAAGGCGGTGACTCTGATATATCTGTGCCAGGCACTCCTGTTATTAGAAAAGACTTAGAGCCTGGTGTTATGGGTGAAGCTAACATGGATGGTAGCATTTACATCAGTAACGATATAGAGCCAGGTAGTCCTATTGAAAGACAAGTCATTAATCACGAGATGAGACATGCTACTGATATGAAAACAGGTAAGTTAGCGTATGGTGATGATTTTGTTCAATGGAACGGTAACATATATCCAAGGGTTACAATGAACGGTAAAGATATGATAATTGTTGATGGCGTAGCTAAAGAAGCTGGCGATGGTAATTTTCCTTGGGAAAAAGAAGCAAACAACGGAAACGCTTATGGTTAATAATATATTAAATGGAGTTTTAGGTAAAGTTTTAGATAATGCAGAAGGCATACTAGACAAAGTTATCACTACAGACAAAGAACGCGATGAGGCTAAAGCTAAGATAAAGCAAATGCTTTTAGATAGTGAAGCTAAAATGCAAGAAGAAGTTACAGCTAGGTGGAAATCAGATATGCAGTCTGACTCATGGCTTAGTAAATCAATACGCCCGCTAGTATTAGCTTGGCTAGTAATATGCACGACACTGCTAATTTTTATTGATGCAGGTGTGATTATGTTTACAGTAGAGGACAAGTGGGTTGATCTTTTACAATTAGTATTAATAACAGTTATCGGCGCTTATTTCGGTGGACGCTCATACGAAAAAATAAAAAAATAAAATGGGACAAAATTCAACAGAAGTAGCATACGGCTTTGGTCAGTTTGGATCTACTTATCTAACAGGTGATGGCGCTATATTAGATTTAGATGGTGCAACCGCTAAGTATTATATAAACGCTATAACATTTACAGAAGATACTACATTTCAAACATTAGGTATTTTAGATGCTGGAGTTCAATTAGGTTTAGGTAAAACACATTTTGTTTCTACAGAAGATACTCAAACATTAGATACTGATTGGGGTGCTGTAACAGACGCAGGTGATGATGATGGTAAAGTTGTTACTACATCACACACTTTTCCAAAAGGTGTTACATTATACGGTATGTATGATTTTGTAGAATTAAACAGTGGAGCTTGTATATGTTACGTAGCCCCAAGACCAGACTATAGAACTAGAGCTGCTGCTATATAATGCTAGGATTAGGTAATAGCATAACAGGTGGCGCAGCTTTAGATACGTTTGATTTATCTAGCGTAAGCAGTTTGCAAGCTTGGTTTAAAAAAGGCGAAGGTATTACTACTGATGGAGGTAATGTTAGTTCTTGGGTAAGCCAAGTAGGTAATCTAGCATTTACACAACCAAACTCTGCGAAACAGCCTGTACACGACGCTTCAACTGACGTAATTCAGTTTACACAGTTGAGGCAAATGGACTTGCACACCGCAGACGGATTGGCTGATCGTTCAGTTACTGGTGGCACTGGTAATGCTATTACTGTATGTGTAGCGATGAAACTTAATGTTGACAACACTAATGTTAACACGCAGTTTCAACATATTCTTAAAGACGTTGGTAGCGAGAGAGTTTCAATGTTTCTAACTGGTGACTTCTTTTTTATAGGAGGAGATACCGCCTCAGCAACTATGAAAGGCGTTGCGGCAGGTCAGTTTACAGACGATGAAGTAATGCTAGTAACTTGGTCTTACGCGGGTGGAACTGACGGAGCTGCAAAAGTATTTAAAAACACAAACACTACTCAACTAAACGACGCGGCTACAGTGACTGCAGGAGCTATAGAATTAAATCAGCTTGGTGATGACGGCGCTGCAGGTGGTAGAGGAGTAACAAGTGGTATAATAGAAATTGCTATATTCAATGAAGCATTAGATAATAAAGATTTAGAGAGAGTATTAATAGACATATCAAGTAGAATTGGCGTATAATAAGATATTTAAAGGAACATTGCAAGAGTGCAATGCTGCTATAGAAAATTTAAACATAGCTTTAGGTTTTCCAAACAATAAAGGAACACAGGTTGCCGCAGAAGCAAGTCAAGAAGAAGGAACTAATAACTACTGGTTTGCGGCAGATAAAGAATATATATACAATGCTTTAACAGAAGATGAAAAGTTAAAGGTTGTTGAAGAATAAATATTAACTAATTAAATTAAATAAAATGGCTAAAAGAAAGACTGCAAAAGCAGAAAAAATCGTAGACCTTAAACCTAAGGCAGAAAAAATTACAGCTGAAGAGCTAGAAAAAGTGCAAAACATAGTTAACGCTATGAATAGAGGACAGTTAGATTTAGGTATACTAGAAACTAGAAAACATCAGTTACTTCACAGCATTATGTCTGTTCAAGATCAACTAACAATGATGCAAGCTGAGTTTGAAAAAGAATACGGTACTTTTGACATTAATGTTCAAGACGGTACTATAAATTACAAAGAAGATGTCAAAGCTGATAAGAAAGATTAGTGTTGGCAAAGACTACAAAAATGATGCCATGCACTATGCCGTAGGGCAAGAAGTGTATGGTGGTCATACTATATGCGACATTATAGAAGAAAAAGATAAATATTCTATATACATAAAGAAAAACAAAGATGTATTGCCATGGAAAGATTTTAATAAAAACATGGCAGTATCAGTTGAATATAATTTAGAGTATTAATGAAAGCACCGTTTGACTTTGTTATAGAGCCAAAAGGTAGTAGATATAATAATGTTAAAAAAGTTGGTGACAAAGAACTTATATTAAATACAGAGATATTTAATCACCAATTCGTAAATAGAACAGCTATTGTAAAGTCTACACCTACAGCTTATAAAACTAATATAAAGCCTGGAGATGAAGTAATAGTTCATCATAATGTTTTTAGACGTTGGCACGATATTAAAGGTAAAGAAAAAAATAGTAGAAGCTTCTTTGACGAAAACACTTACTTAGTTAAAGAAGATCAAATATTTTTATACAAAAGAAACGATGAATTAAAAGCTTGTGACGGCTATTGTTTTGTTCAGCCAATAAAAAGCTTAGATAAAAATAGTTTTATACCAGAAGAAAAGTGTATAGGTATTGTAACTTATACAGACGGAAGATTTAATGTTAATGATCTTGTTGGGTTTACACCATTTTCTACTTATGAGTTTGTTATTGAAAACAAACGATTATATAGAGTTTTAAATAAATTTATTACAATCAAATATGAATACCAAGGAAACGAAAAAGCGTATAATCCTAGCTGGGCGTAAAGCAGTTGATGAGTTGATTAAAGTAGCTCAAGAGCAAATCATTACTAATACTGATGATGATGTTTCTGCTGATAGACTGAAAAATGCTGCAGCTACTAAAAAGCTAGCTATATTTGATGCATTTGAAATACTCAACCGCATACAAGAAGAAGAAAATATTCTGGAAGGAAAGACATCTGAAGAGAAAAAAGAGAGAGTATTTAAAGGCTTCGCAGAAGGTAGATCAAAATGAATTACGAGCAAAGTTTATATAAAATAGTTGAACCTGTTAAGCTTAATACTATTAAAAGGCTTAACAAATCTAAAAAATGGAAATATGGATATAATAAAGAAAATAATATCGTTGTCATATCAAAGACTGGTAGAATTGGCAAGATCATTGAAATACAAGGGCTGCAGATTGCTTTGCCGATGGAACCAGTGCACGTGCACGCCAATGAAATAAAAAAGTGGAAACGCTTTGATTATCCTAAAGAATTAGGTAAATTAAAAAACATATTTGACTGGAGATCGTATCCAGAAGAGTCAAAAGAGCAATGGTACGATTACATTGATGAAGAGTTTAAGCGTAGAGATGAAGGCTTTTGGTTTATGAATGATGATAAACCTACTTACATCACCGGTAGTCATTACATGTACTTACAGTGGAGTAAAATTGATGTTGGTGCTCCAGATTTTAGAGAAGCTAATAGACTGTTTTTTATATTTTGGGAAGCTTGTAAAGCAGACTCTAGGTGTTACGGTATGTGCTATTTAAAAAATAGACGTAGTGGTTTTTCGTTTATGAGCTCTGCAGAAACAGTTAACTTAGCTACTATATCAAGTGACTCTAGATATGGAATACTATCTAAAAGTGGTGCTGATGCTAAAAAAATGTTTACCGACAAAGTTGTACCAATATCTGTCAACTATCCGTT